TCGTGATACGCTGCCCCAGTGGGAAAAATAGGCCTCTGCACTTTAACCAAATTTTTGAACTCCTGGATGCATGTCTTCAGCTGGTGACCTGGATTGCTGGCCATCATCCAATACACCTGCGGCGCATTGAAATCACAAAATTCCAGAAACGCATCAAATGGAAATTCAGGGTGAAAGTGTGGAAAACGATACGAACTCAACCCAATCGGCAAATCAGGTAAAGCTCCCCGCAACATACTCATATACCGTCTGGCAACATTCGCGCCTGCACTCTTATACTCGTGCTCAGCATTCACCACAAACCCATCCAGATCCAACTCCTGGATCCGTTTAATAGCAACTTCTGCTTCCAGTTCCGGGTAGCGAGCATACACATATTGCCACCCCCACGGCGAGATTCCGCGTGTTCTAAGGGCTGACACCAGTTCTTTCGCGAAATCTCGCCCATTATAAATGTTGTATCTCCATGATCCATCACATACCTTGATCCAGGCATGTGTCATCCCCGCTTTAACCAGTTCATCAGCAATCAAATCGGTATCCAGATCCGTAGGGGCAACGGCTTTTCCTTGCCCTAATACCTCCAACAAATACCGCACCTTCCAGATATAAATTCCTTTACCGTTTAACATCTAACCCCCTACCAACAACTTGATCAGATACGTAGTCATCAACGCTGTCAAAATGCCCAGGATCCACTTAAGTATGCTATTCGTCTGCACCAGCTGATTAACTGATTTGACTAGCTCATTGATCTTATTTTCATGTGCGTTGATTTTTTCTTCCTGTGCTTTAAGTTTTTCCCAGGCAAGATCAATTTTACTTGTCAGACTTGGCGTTGCGTTGGCTGCATTTAATTCAACACATCGTAAACGTTCATTGGTGCTATTCAGCATTTCTTTTAATTCATCAAAACTTTTTTCCATGCGACTTCCCAAAGAGTTAATCTGATCCTGCAGACCTCGTAATGTACCCTCAGTCATAATGATTTCACCCGGCATGAGTAGGACCATTGCTGTCCTTCAGCTTTCCACGATTCAGCAGTGGTTTAATAATCAGGTCATGTAAGTAACTTGCCCCCATACCCACCATGACACCGGTCAAAATTGTCCCAAATACCGTGACCGCAAAAGGATTCTCTGCCTCAGCTATGACGGAAAATAATTCTGCAATCAGAAATATCAGGTCCAGATCATATAAAAACGCAGCCAGCACTCCCAGCCCGCACGTCACCAGTGCAATCAGACCTTCGCGTAACCGCGTTTTTTCCAGGAAACCTGCCAACCCGGGAAAGATCGAAATCAGAATACCCTCAATCTTCCCGAATAAAAACTCCGTCGCGGTCTGAATCACCAGCGCCAATACAAACACAATTCCAAAAATCACCCCAAGGGTTCCACCGATCACCAATAAAACCTGCAAAATCAAATCCAAACTCACCATCTTTCTCTCCTCTCTCTAGCTCTTGGTAAGAGTAAAGCATTTTTATCTCTCAAAAATGCTTTACTCCCTAACACTTAATCCCTAACACCTATCACTTGAATCAAAAAGCGCCGCGTCAATCACTGACGCAGGCGCTCATCTCTGCAAGTGTCCGGAACTACATCCGATCTGCCTTGGCGGTGGTGGGAAGTGGAAGGCTTTCTCCTCCCACCACCTATTCAAATGAAACTTACCCAACCCATTCCGCATTCTCGCGGAAAATGTAAAATTCAACAACTGAATTTTACATAAATATTTTAACACAAACCGATTCTGTTAACAACCCCCAATTACCTCGTAGGCATAAACTACCACTAATTTTTATCAACCGGTATTACCGGAGGTTGCGAGGTTGGCTTTGATTTTTTCTTTTTTGAATTTCTATCCATATTAGGATTCCATAATGGCTCATCAGATAAAGAGACAGAATAAGTAACAATTCCATTTTTATCCACCCGTTTTTTAGTAGTCAACTTTCTATTCGGAACTTTAAGCCACCACTTTCCATCAAAAAATTCAAAATCTGAATCTTCCGCGTTCATCCTTGAGCATTGAGCCAACTCATCCCCCCTCCTGGCGGCAAATAATAAAGAATAAATTAACAACCCAAAATTGGATCCCAAAAACAACCCCAACACCAAAAAACCAACATCTCTCCAACTCATCATTCCTCCTAAAACCTATCTACACCAAGCATCACAGGTGGTGGAATCGGAATTCCACTTTCAGTCATCTTTGGGCCTTTTTCCCATTCAATCCACCGCTTCACAAAATCCTTGTTTATCCGCTCGAGCAAATCGGAATATTCTTTTTCATCAACCCAAAGAATAAAAAAAACAATTGCAGTCCCAAAACATAGAAATGCAAACCCAATACATACACTTAACAATGACTCCATCTCTCCTCCAATCATTTCTTCCACTAACTACTCACATCAAATAGAGACTGAGGATCCTTCCATATTTGACCTCTATAAAAACTACTGTAAGGATTTTCGGAAATTTTTACCGTCTCTAAATAAAATTCCTTATTAAGCCTGTTTCCAAAAAGAACAGGATGCTCCATAAGATTATTAAATTCTTCTATTTCTTTTCTATATTGACTTTCAAAAACCGGATGAACCAGAAGCATTGCTCCAACCTGAAAAATTGTTGGTTTCTTTTCTATCCTAATTTTTTGAAATGGCCTCCAGGGAAAAGAAAACAATCGCTCTTTCCAGGTTCTTTTCACCTTAATTTCTTCAACCGCATTCACCGTATAAATAATCATTTCTTAATCCTCCAATATTAATCCTCAATCACGTGCCCCGCTACCGCAGGGGTAACCCCTATTCCCTACCCTCTATCAGCTTCTCAATCGCCTCTTTTCCAGGCACCCACGTCCTAACAGATCCACAAACCGAGCATCTAACCTCAGTCACATACCCCTCAACAATCGCAATCACATCTACCTCCGCACTCTCAAACGCATCATAATCCACCGCCTCGCGATACAACAATAACTGACGAATCCCTGTCCCGTTCCTGCGCACCTGTCCCAACACATGCCCATTCCCGCACTTCCATGGTTTTACATCACGCTCCATAATCCCCCAATCGATTCAAATCATACAATTTGAAAATTTTTATCTTTTTGCATTTTTTACATTTTTTCTTAAAAAATTTGTAAACCTTACCGGAATCATGGTCGTAAGAATATCCAGTTGCTATTACTTCAAATTCATGATCACAAGGTTGGCGAGTTTTTTGGTTCATCTTTTCCTTTCAGCTATGAGCTACCACAAAACCCCACGGCACCCACACCGCAGTTCCAACCTTTACCCTGCCAACCTGGCCCTCATATTCCACTTCAACCACCGGATCATATATCTTCGGCAGTTTCAATGTCAGGCCATTTTTAGGCATCTTCCCCAGTTCCTCACAAAACAAACTGGCAGCACATTCCAACCCAAAACCAATACTCATACCGCCCAGCCACCACCACACCATTACATCATCTTCTTTTTTCACCAGCTCCCGCGCCATCCACGAGATCTCCAGGTGATACACATCCAGCTCCGGATCACGGACCTCATGCAAAGCCACATTACCCAACGCCACCTCACCCGGCACAAAACCAGACCATTCCTGCTTTGTGATCGCAGCTCCCATCTTCACCAACCGCGCCTTCCGTACCCCATCCCTCGTAATTGACGATTCAACCAATTTTACGGTCATAAAGCCATCCCTTTCTTTTCTTCTTCGCAGTTCAATCTTTAAACAAAGTCGGTGATAAATTCTGCTTAGCAAAATTACGAAAATCATCACTCATTCGCTCACTGACAGAACACTTCAAACAAACTCTCACACCCATAGGCGATCCACAAACATCCGTACACCAGGAATATATATGTTCACCTGTAATCTCATGGCCACACACAGAACATCGATATGACTTCCTTGGTTTTTTGATAACCTTTTTGAATATCATCATCCACCTCATTCCGACATCGGAAACTCATTCCACTCGCGACCATCCAATAACCGACCGGCTTGCTTCTTGCCAACCCTATCCGATTGATTTCCATCCCCCCAAGAGTAGTATTTATATTCATTTACATATTTTTGTTTTGAAGGAACCCACTCCCCCC